TAGAAGTATAGTTGATTAGTTTATTATTTGTTTTATATTTGCAGTTTAGTATTCCTGTTGCCAAGATATAAATACTGGCTAATGCTACTCCTAGTAAAGTGTAATTATATAATAGATAGCTTAATGTTGCAGTGAGAATAAAAGTAGAAATCATACTTGTTTTTTTAGTTATTAATATTTTCTTCATAAACTGTTGTCTCCTTTATATTATTTTTGATTTCATAATATATCTCAACAATAGATAATTTAGCATATTCTATCAAATAAATCAACTAAAAAATACAATAAAGTTTCGAAATGTTGATAAAATATTTTAGTGAGAAAAAAAGCTGTAATACAATGAAAATAAAGATATTTTTCATATACATGAACCACATCCTGAAAGCATTATGAAGCCTTACACCATCAAACAAGCCGTTGAATGGCTGACAGAAAAAGGCTTATTAAACAACGATACTGAGGATATGAGTGATGAAGAGTCTAAAATATAAAGGCTATCTTGGCTCTGTTGAACACGATATTGATGGTGAATACCTGTATGGTAAGATACTATTTATTGATGATTGCATCATTTATGATGGCAACACAATTTCAGAGCTTAAAAAGTCCTTTAAAGATGCTGTAGATGAGTATTTGGAGCTTTGCAAAGAAATTGACAAACAACCAGAGAAGACTTGCAGTGGTACTTTTAATGTTAGAATTACGCCAGAGTTACACAAGCAATGCGTCAAGATTGCATACCTAAAAGATATGAACTTAAACACCTTGGTTTTTCATGCATTGGAGCAATATTGTGAAAGCAATAACTTTATTGATAGATTATCAAAAATGACCACAGCTTTAGGTACGTTGAATGACAGCTTAGAATATCGCTTTAGCTCAGCAAGCATTGCACACGTAAAAAGCATGGTTAGTTACACATTCCCCCGTGAATTTTGCCAATCTAGTAACACAGGTAGGTACTGCTAATGACTATACAAGACTCAAAAACCATTACTTTTTCTATGCAAGAAGTCACAAAAATACTACTTAAGGAAAAAGGTATCAAACAAGGGTATTATATCGCCCATATCTCTCCAAACCTGAAAGGCACAATAGTTAACATTTCTGAACATGATGAAGATGAAAATAGTGCAGAGTATCGCCAAGCAATGATTATCGCTTTTGATGCTATTGAACTGATTGAAGTGTCAGAGAAAATTCCAACTGCTATTGACGCCTCTCAATTAAATTAAAAAAACAGTAAAAAAGAAACCGCCCCAAAAGGCGGTTTTTTATTGGAAAATCACATGACCAAAGTCAAGCAAGCAAAAAATGCTTGCTTTTTTTATTGCCCTGATTGGTTTTCAAGAGCTTGCATTTTGGCGTTAGCTTCATTCAATGCTTGCTTTAATTCACGAATAGTTTGCATTCTTTCGGTTTCCTTTACTAAGCCTATATCCAAAAGATGAATGATGGCAGTATTAAGAGACATGCTTTTGTCTTCTGCATATTTGGCAACCACTTGGTAGAGACTGTTGGGTAAGCGTACTTGTGAGCGTTTCCAAGTGTCTTGATTTTGAAGTAGTTCGGTAGTATCAAGGTATGACATAAAAAATAGTGTCTTTTTTTAAGATTGGGTATTGACACATATTATAATGTCATTTAGAATATATGTCAATGACACAATTTATTGTGTCAGAAACAAAAAAACCTTGCCAACTTCCGACGGTCTGCAAGGTCTTTTCTAAGTTCAATCGTTTTAGGAATTAAACCTATGAATAGTGTAACACAAAACACCACAATCAGCAACGAAGTTGTTGCCGTCAAATTCTATGACGACACCCTTATCACCCTAGAAAAAGAGGGCGAGCATTATGTCGCTGTCCGTCCCATTGTAGAAAATATGGGATTGGATTGGACAACCCAAGCCCAAAAATTAAAAAGCCCAAAATTCAGTTGTGGGCATATCCCTACAACTGGCAAAGACGGCAAAACTTACAATATGCTTTGTATTCCCGTCAAAAAATTGAACGGCTGGCTATTTAGCATTAACCCCGAGAAAGTACGTGCGGACATTCGCCCTATCGTAGAGCAGTATCAAGAAGAGTGCTTTACGGTGCTACACGACTACTGGCACAAAGGCGTAGCGGTGAATGAGCGGGCGGCAACCACCCCAACCCTCTCCACCGTCAAAGACCGTAATGGACTGGTCAAGACCTGCGAATGGTTTGTGCGTGTGGCAAGCTATCTGGGCTATGATGAAGTGTGGAATTTGGTTCATCATCGCTTTAACATTAACAGAGCCTGTGAATTGACGACTGAGCAAGTCGGGCAAGCCACCGAATACCTACAAGGGCTGCTCTTACAAGTCATCGCCCAGCGTAGGGGGTTTAATCCCCAAACCCCTTTGCCACTACCACTGATGCACAGAGCTGATGTCGGCAAATACGATAACGATGGCGTATTATGGACACGAGTGTTAGAGCCTGATGAGCAGATTGTCAGAACCAAAGACATTCCACAGCTTATCATCAATGAGCCTTATATTGACAACGAAACCTTGACCGCCATCAACTATGCGTCATCGGTACGGCTGGCATCCATGCTCAAAAATCCGCCGTTTCTAACCACCCTTGACAACGCAAAGGAGGTGTAAGATGAAACAAGAACTACTTGAACTGGACGATGTCATCAGCCTTGCCACCTTGCGTGTAGAAAAGATGGATTGGCTGATCGGTCATCTGCTAAACAGCGTAACAGGCGAAAATGCGATGATTGTCGGTTTGCTTGCCGATGTGATAGAGCTTGCCAAAGATGACCTGCAAAATATGGATGCCATCACCGACAAACTGCGTGAGCAAGACGCACCAAAAGTACAAGACGTGGAGCGTCTGTCAAAAGTCGCCTAAGTGCTAAATACCGCTTGACAAATTAGACCAGTTTGGGGCATGATTTTGTCATAATCCCAAACTATATAACCGCTTGTCTTAATGATGAGCGGTTTTTTATTGTCCAACATTTGAGAAACACAATGACCAAAGCCTACTCAACCCTACAAATCAAGTCGGTAACAGATACTGATGATGAACGTATCATCACAGGCATTGCCACCACGCCAAGCACTGATCGAGATGATGATATTTTAGAACCATTGGGGGCAAAGTTTATCTTGCCAATACCCCTATTATCACATCACAACCATAGCCAGCCCATTGGCGAGGTCATCCAAGCGGAAGTTACCGCAGGTGGTATTTTAATCACTGCCAAAATCGCCAAAATTGACGAAGTGGGCAAATTAAAGGACCGCATTGACGAAGCGTGGCAATCTATCAAAAGCGGACTGGTTAAGGGGCTATCAGTTGGTTTTAAAATCAAGGAATACAGCTATATTGAAAATTCTTGGGGTTTACACATCAAAGAATGGGAATGGTGGGAATTGTCAATCGTTACAATTCCTGCCAATGCTGATAGCGTAATTACAAGCATTAAGCAAATTAAGGATGCATTTGGCTTACACCTGCAACCCACCTCAAAACCACCAATTAACCCAATCCAGCCACCATCAACCCAAACCACCACCCAAAAAAGCAACTCGTCCAATGGCGGTGTTGCTTTAATTTTACCTAAAAATGGAGTGACTTTATTATGACTTATGCGCAACAACTAGCACAAATCAATGCCACCATCGAAGCCAAACAAAAGCAAATTGGCAAGATTATGACCAAGTCAGTCGCTGGCGGTCATACGCCAAGTGATGATGATGAAGCTACCATCACGGCACTAGAAGGCGAGATTGACCGCCTTGAAAAGAATGCTCAGCGGTTACAAAAACTGATTAAATCAGTGGAAACCGCCCCAAATCCGACTGAGATTGGCGGTGAAAATCCAGAACAAGCGGCTGCAAGTGCCGAAGGTGAGCCTATCCCACAGGAGACCAAAAGCGTGAAAGTAGAATCCAATTTGCCCAAGGGCATTGGCTTTGCACAAATGGCTCGTGCTAAAGCCTTATCTAGCAAACTTGCAAGCAAAGGCGATTTTGTGAGTGCCGCCCAAATCGCTAAATCCGCAGGAATGCACCCTACCGTCATTGCCGAACTTGAAAAATCAGCAGTGGTAATGGACACCAGTAACTCGGGCGTACTTGTACCGACCAGTCCGCTTGTTAGTGAATTCATTGAGCTTTTACGAGCCCAAACCATCATTGATAAACTTGCCAAACATATGCGAGCGGGCGACTTTAACACCACCATCGCAGGTATGGCAACAGGAGCAACATCAGCATGGGTGGGCGAAGGCAAACAGAAACCTGTTACCAATGCCACTTTTAACAGTGTGGAGTTAAAACGCCACAAAGTTGCTGGTATTGCTGTTTTGACGGATGAACTTAGCCGTTTTAACAAATTTAATGGCGACCGCCGTATCTTGGATGATTTGATTGAGTCCAATCGATTGCTTTTGGATTTGACCTTTATTGATGATAAGGCGCAAGATGCCACCCGCCCTGCTGGCTCACTAAATGGAGCAACCATCATTACAGCAACAGGCAATGATGAGGCGAAAATAAAGGCGGATTTGCTTAACTTGCGTAAAGCATTCTTGACTGCTAATTTGTCTTTGTCAGGCGCATACTACATCATGAGCGAGACACGAGCGGCAGAATGGGCAGAGCTTGTTAATCCTCTTGGCGCGCCTGTCTTTACAGGACTGCAAGCACCAACAGGCGAAAAAACCATCAACGGTTTACCTGTGATTGAGTCTGAGAGTGCTGCCAATATTGTTGAGCTAATTAAACCGTCTGAATTTTATTTGGCAGACGAAGGTCAGGTAGAAGTATCTTATAGTACTGAAGCAACCATCACCATGCCTGATAGCACTTTGGTACATTTGTTCCAAGAAAACAAAGAAGCTATTCGTGCTGAACGCTTTATCACATGGGCAAAACGCCGTCCGATGGCAGCAGCTGCTATTAAGTATGCTTGAAGGGCAAATTATGCAAATCAAATACTTAAGAGACGCACCACTTGGCAAGGCAGGTGACATTGCTAACGTTGATGACAATGTTGGCAACGTCTTGATAATTTTGGGTTATGCTGAAATTTATGAGTCTAAAAAACGCAAGACCAAAGCAGATAACCAAAATACTGCCACTGATAACGATGCCGACTTTGGCAGTGAGTAATTGTTATGGGTTTTTTTGACTATTTTCGCAAAAAATCACTAATTGACGTATCAAATCAAGGTGGATGGTCGCCAATTATGGGTGTTCATGAACCTTACATGGGTGCTTGGCAGTATGGGAATGAACTTAAACGCACCGATTTGACCCATTTTCATGCCGTGTTTGCGTGTGTAAGCCTGATTGCCACCGACATTGGCAAGCTCCGCATTCGCACCAAATCAATACAAGATGGCGTGCTTTTGCCTGCTAAATCTCGCAGCCAAGCGATTTTAAGCCGTCCGAACAAGCACCAAACTTGGCAACAATTTGTAGAAAACTGGGTGAGCTCTAAGTTACTTCGTGGCAATGCGTATATTTTGAAACAACGAGATTTGTTTGGCGAAGTGTGGCAGCTTTGGGTGCTTAATCCTGACCGTGTCAAGGTGCTGGTGTCGGACACTGGCGAAGTGTTTTATCAGATCAGCACCGATAAACTGTACGGCTTGACGGAGACTACCGTGCCAGCATCCGAGATTATCCACGACCGCTTTAACTGCTTCTATCATCCGCTTGTCGGCTTGTCACCATTGACGGCGTGTGGCATCAGCGTGGGTTTGGGGCTGTCTATCCAAGACGGCTCAAAGACCTTGTTTAGCAATAATTCTCGCCCTAGCGGGATTTTATCCGTGCCTACCGACATCGACCAAGCTAAGGCGAACAAGGTCAAATCCGACTGGCAAAAAGCCTATTCTGGGGTCAATCGTGGTGGCATTGCCGTGCTTGGTAGTGGAGCAAAATATGAGCCGATTGCCATGAGTGCGACAGACAGTCAAGCCCTAGAACAGCTTAAAATGAGCGGTGAAACTGTCTGCTCAGTGTTCCATGTGCCAGCCTTTAAGGTGGGTATGGGCGAGGCAAAGGCAGGACAAAAAGTCTCAGATTTGAACGAAATCTACTACTCAGATTGCTTACAGCATTACATCGAGGCGATTGAAAACCTGCTTGATGAACATCTTGACCTAGAAACAGGCGTGGAATGTGAGGCGGATTTAAGCCCGCTTATCCGTATGGACTCAACCAGCCAAATCATGTACTTAAAAGAAGGCACGATGAGCGGTATTTTTAGCCCAAATGAAGCTCGTGCCACATTAGGTTTACCGCCTGTCGCTGGCGGAGAGTCTCCGCTCATGCAACAGCAAAATTATAGCCTGTCAGCGCTGGCACGGCGTGATAACAGTGATGACCCTTTTGGCAAGTCAAGCAATACGCGTGCACCGCAAAAGCAAGCTAAACCACGCCTTAGAATACAAGCGATTTTAGATAAAGGGGAAAATAAATGACTTTTGCAACTTTGGACGAAGTCAAACATCATTTGCGTTATGATGATGACAGTAATGACACAATTTTAGCAATTTATCTACAAACCGCCAATAACGCCATTAAAAACTATATTACAGATGAGATTAAAGACGAAATGTTACCCAGTCTAAAAACTGCTACATTGCTCATGGTTGGTTATTTAGACGATAGCAGAAATGCCGAGCGTGGGGCAGAATTTGGTAACTACCTACCTGCGCCCGTTCGTCAAGTATTATCGCTATACCGTACACCAACATTTTAAGGAGAAGGAGAAAATTATGAGAGCTGGTGATTTGCGTCATCGTATCACACTACTTACACAACAGACCAGTGTCAATACAGGTGGTGAACGGCTGACCGAATGGACACAAACTAAAAAACTGTGGGCAAATGTTACTTATTTGTCTGTCAAAGATGTATTGGTGTCTCAGGCGTCAGGTAGTCAAATTACTGCCCGTTGTGTTGTACGTTATACCAAAGATATAACAAGCGGTATGTGTCTTGTCCATCAAGACCAAGTTTTTGCGATTGTTGGCCAGCCAATTCCTGACCCTAAAACAGGGCGAGAATATCTCACTTTGATGTTGCAGAGCGTTGCCAATGAGTGACGACAATCGTGTAGAAGTACGAATCGAAGGTCTGACTGAGCTTGATGAGGCATTGGCACAATTTAGCGAAAAAGTTGCCAAAAAGTCCATTTATAATGCTTTGAATTATGCTCTCACTCCAATAGTAAAAGACGTTAAGCAGCGGGCCACAGTTGCCGAAAAGACCCACAAAATGCTTTATGGCCGTGCATATGTGGAAGTGCAACCTGGCTTGATTAGAGAATCTGTTAGAAGACGCCGCCTTAAAAAAAGCGAAATTGCCAAACTGAGAGTCAGTGCAGGAGTGGCAATTCATGCGGGAAAAGGTAAAACCCAAAAGTATTATCCCAAATATTGGCCATTTATTGAATATGGCACAGTTAAGATGGTGGCCATACCATTTTTTAGACCAGCATTTGACGCTAATATTGGTATTGCTTTTGACCGTTTTTATAAAAAACTTGCCAAAAATATTGAAAAAGAACAAGTATTATTAGATGAGGTAGATGATGACGGATAGTTACACGCTGTTATACTCTGTATTATCACCCTTAGTGGGTGGTCATGCCTACCCAGATATTGTACCTGAACAACCATCAGGTAAGACGATTAAACCACCCTATATTGTATATCGTGAAATTGATGCGGTGGCAGATAATGCACTTGATGAGTTTTTGGGAGCTGAATATGTGCGAGTGCAAGTTGATGTCTATCACAGTAGTCGTTTGTCTTGCCGTGAGCTGTCCAATCAGGTGATTACGGCAATGCTTGGTGGTGTTAAGCATTGTCAGTTTACTAGCCGCCAAAGACTGTTTGACCCTGATACGAGCTGTGCTAGATATAGCATGGATTTTCAATTTTTAATCAACCTTTAAAATACAAGGAGACTTATATGTCTGACAATCTATCAGCTGATAGCTTTTATCAGCTTCTTTATTCCGCCGATGGGGCAAGCTACAAGCCTATTCCCAAACTGGAGTCTGCCGACCCCCCACCACGTAAAAAAACGCTTGATGATGTAACACCCACTAACAGTCATGTTAAGGTAGAAGAGCCTGTAGACTTCTATGAAGGAACAGAGATTAAGTTTACTTATGCCCATGTTGAAGGTGATGCTGACCATAACGCTCTAAAAAAGGCGTACGATGATAATACTGAGCTAACGTGGCAATTTAAATTTGAAAATGCGACATCACTTGGTCAGCAATTTAAAGGGCGTATCACTGACATGACTCCCAAACCCGACAAGAGCAAAAAATTACGCATCGAATGCTCTTTATCTTTGACCACCAAACCCACCGCTATTGGCGGTTAAACTAGGAGAATATCATGAGTTTTAAAACCGCAATTTTTGCCACAATCAAGAGCCTAAAACCAGAGCCGTACACTTGCCCTATTACAGGCGAGAAAGCGTATATCAAGCGTTTTACTGTGGCAGAACGTGAGAATTATATGTATGCTGTAAATAAAGCCCAAGACGGCTTGTCAAATGCAACAGGATTTACCATGATTATGTGTGATGATAAGGGTAATTTGCTGTTTGGGAAAGAAGATATTGAAAAAATTGCCACTTTACCCGATGGAATTGTTGGTAGTGCATTGGCAGCTTTTAATACTCAAAAAACCCTAAGCGTTGAGCAAGCTGAAAAAAACTCAGAGCCGACATAGGTCGGCGTTTTATCTTTAAATTGGCTGGACACTTGGGTATGACGGTTGGGCAGCTCACCGCCCAACTGTCAGAAGAGGAGCTGGTAGAGTGGCAGGCCTATGACCGCCTAGACCCTATCGGGGGTTATCGCAGTGATGTGCAGACGGCACTGCTTGCTTATATGCAGTCAGGCAGTAAAGATGCCACGCTTGATGATTTTATCTTGTTTGACCCCGAGCCTAGACCGCTTGAAGAGATAGAGAAGGAAGAAGAGGAAGCTCAAAGAGCCAAGCTACAAGCACAGGCACAGGCAATGAAAGAGTATTTTGAGTATCTAAGTGATAGTGATTGCTTGCCAAAGGGTTGATTTTTTTGTAACATTCTCTTTATTTTTAAAGAGATTTTATGAAAAAGTTTGCTTTATCACATTCAATATTTACCAACACCAAGGGGAAGGTTATTGATGAAGTGAAAATGCACCCCTTGGCTGTTACTTTTGTAGAACCAGGAGCGTCAGGTGGTAATGCTACCATCGTTGGCGCGGTTTGTCAGAATTTTGCACAGGATAACTTTTAAAGATGATAAAGATTCTTATGATTTTATCCATGTTGAGCATCGCCAATTATTCAGCAGCTTCTAACCTATTGATTGATTACGGTCATCAATGGCGAATCGCCAATGAAGAAGATAATGTTAATGATTGGGTTGTTTATAATGCACCAAATGAGATAAGTGCAGATTTTGATGGTGATGGTCAGCAGGATATTGCACGAATTTTATTAAGAAGAAACAATGATGTTGGTACAAAAGTTGTTGCGGTTGTGAGCAATTTTGGTAATCCCAAACAATTTACTTTATTTGAGAATGAAGAAATGCACGCACAATCATTCGCCTTGGAGCTGCTTGAACCATCTGATGAAGTTTGGGAAAGTGCGTGTCAAAAAGGGTATTACGATTGCGAAGAAGGAGACATTCGCCAATTTAAAATCACAAAGCCTACATTATATCTTTGTTATATTGAGTCAGCGTGCACTGTTTATTTATGGTCAAATCATCAGGAAAAATTTATTGAGGTACCTTTGTCAGATTAGTATTATTTAAGTTAATTAACCGCCTTTCGGCGGTTTTTTTATTGGAGAAATTATGGCAACCCAAATCGGACAAGCCAGTATTCTATTAACCGCAGATACCGCCAATTTTGAAACCAACATGGCAAATGCTCGTGATACTGCCAATGATACCTTTGGTGACATCAGACAGCAGGCAGCAGATATGCAGCAGCAATTTGCCAAAGGTTTTGCTGTTGCGACAGCGGCGGTTGGTGCGTTGTCCGCTACTGTGGGCGTACTTGTCAAAGACCAGATGGAGCTTGTCAGTGCGTTGGGTCGCACAGCACAGCTTGCCAACACCACTGCGGCAGAAATTCAAAAATACACCTTTGCTGCCAAGGCGATGGGGGTTGAGCAAGACAAACTGGGTGATATTTTTAAAGATACACAAGATAAAGTAGGCGATTTTTTGACTACTGAGGGTGGTGAGCTTAAAGACTTTTTTGATAATATTGCCCCAAGGGTGGGTGTTACTACCGAAAAACTGCGTGAAATGTCAGGTCCTGATGCCTTGCAGGCCATTTATAATGGCTTAGAAAAAGCAAATGTTGGTCAGTCTGAAATGGTCTTTTACATGGAATCCATCGCTGACGAAGCTAGTTTGCTGATTCCACTGCTAAAAAATGGTGGAGAAGGCTTTAAAATCTGGGAAGAAGCTGCTAAAAATGCTGGGGCGGTCATGGATGAAAAAACCATCAAAGCCACCCAAGAGTTGAATGCTAGCACCAAACTTCTTGAATTAACTTATCAAGGAGCAAAAAACCAATTTACCCAAGCAGTTATCCCCGCCTTATCTGATATGTCAGGTAAACTGGTTGGCACTAGCACCGCAGCTGATACCGCAAGAGTGGCAGGAGAAAAATTTGTTGGTGGTCTAAAAATTCTTGCCAAGGTTGGTGTTGGTGTTGGCTCCGTCTTTCAGGCGGTTGGTGAAGCGATTGGTGGATTTAGTGCAGGCGTAGCGACGTTTTTTAGCGCTTTAGACACCAAAGACCCGCTTTCTTTTATTATGAGTCTGGGTAAGGCAAACACCGCAGCTGCCCATGTTTTTGATGATATGATGGGCAATATTGATAAACGCTTACAATCCGCCGCCAATTTTATGGATGGTCTTGATAAGCTGGGTACAGGGGCAACCAATGCCACCGTTGCCAAAGTGATGAACATCGCCAATGAACAAGAAGCAATTAAAAACCTTGGCATCACAGGTGCAGAACAAGCCCAAGCTCGCGAAGCTGCCAAAGAAGCTGCTAAGGAAAAAGAGAAAGCCAAAAAAGAGCAGGAAAAATCAGCTAAGGCGAGCGTGAAAAGCAATCCATTTGTTAGTAATGCACAGCTATCAGGATTGCTGATTAAATCAAAAGAAGCAACAGCAGGCGGTCAAGTCAGACAAGCAACGGCTGAATTTGCACGAGTTACACAGGATTTGCTTGGTAATAACTTAAAGTATTTTAGTGCTTTTAATGACAGATATCACAAAGGTAGAGTTAGCGACCACAATACTGGCATGGCGTTTGATATTGTACTTAAGAAAGCTAAGCAATCACAGGTGGTTACTCAGCAGCTACAAGCCACCGCAAAGCAGCTTGGTTACAGTATTAAGGTGTTCAATGAATATGTTAAGCCTTCTAAACATTCAACAGGTGGACATATTCATGTATCTGTTAAAGGGTACACAGGTGATAGAAGCTCTGCCAAGCAAGCAAAAACAGGCTACATCTTGGCAACGGAACAAAAAGCATGGCAAAAGGTACTGGCGAATGCGCAAAAATATGAATTTGCCAAGTACGAAAAGATGTATGGCTTGCCATCAGGCATGATGACTGCTGTACATATGAAAGAAAGTGCTGGCGACCCAAACGCTACAAGTCCTGTGGGGGCACAAGGAGGTTTTCAGATTATGCCAAATACAGCTAAGTATTTGGGATTGAAGCCAAAAGAATCCTATGATATGTCCAAAGCTACCCCAGCAGCAGCAAAATATCTTGGAGAGCTGTATGATAAATTTCAGGGTAATATTGAAAAGACATTGGCTGCCTATAACGCTGGTCCTGGCAACGTTACTAAATACAATGGCATTCCGCCATTTAAGGAAACCCAAGACTATGTTAAAAAAGTCAAACGTTATATTGCTGCGACCAATGGCGGCAACGAAGTCAAGGATTTGACAGTTAATCAATGGTTGCAAGACAGCTTAAAAGCAGAAGAAGAGCTCACAAGACAACTCCAAAAAGAGGCTGATGCACGTCTGGCTATCCAAAAACATTATGCTGATGAAAAAACCAAGGCACAAACTGAGCTGGCGGCACGAGAGCAAGACATCAAAAATGCCAAATTTAGCCCAGAAGATGAGGTTAAATATTTACAACTGGCACAAGCTGAGTATCAAAATAAAGTTAATCTGATTGATTTGGCTCATGATAAACAGATGTATGCTGTAACCGAACACCAACAAACCGATGAAGAGCGTATCATCAATACTGCCAAGCTGGAAAGAAGAACGGTTAAGCTGACTGTGGGTATGGCAGAAGATGTACGAACCGCCAGTATTCAAGCTATCAACCAAAAAGAGATGTTGGCTTTGTCCGCCCTACATTTGGCTCGTGATAAGGCATGGCAAGAAGTTAATGAGCAATATCAGACCGAAGAAGAGCGTATCAAGGCAAGAGCCGATTTGGAACGTAGGGAAATCATGGCGATTGTCAAAATGGACGAAGCCTTGCGTACTGCCAAGATTAAGGCTGTTACTAATAGGGAATTAAGGGCAATCCAAGACCTTAAAGATGATTACCAAAATGAATTAACCGCCATCAATGATTATCAGTTAACTGAACTACAGCGCCTAAGAAACTCACATGCTAACCAGCATCTTGCTATTTTTAGAGACACACGATATGACGCAAATCAAAAGCAAGAGCTGGCTGACGCATTGGCTGCCAAACAAGAGTACGAAATTAATGAGCTGCACAAGAAAGCTAACCAAGAAAAATCAGCCTTTTATGCCGAACTGAGCGGTGTTGGTGAGTTGCATAGTATAGAAACCCAGCACCAAGCAAGATTGGATATGATTGAGGGTTTTCTAGACAATGAAGTGATGACGGTTGAAGAAGCAGAAAAAGCCAAACGGCTTATTAGAATGCAGTATGCTCAAGATATGCTAGGGTCATTAGCAAACAATTCCAAGGCTGCATTTGGCGAACAATCCCGAGCCTACCAAGTCATGTTTGCCATGCAAAAAGGCGTGGCAATTACCCAAGCCAGTCTTGCCCTGTGGCAAAACGTCAGTCAGGCAATGGCAAAGGGTTTTCCAGCGAACGTTCCCCTCATTGCTCAGGCAATGGCTCAGGGCATGGGGATTATTGCCAACATAAAATCAATTAAAAATACCGTAGTTGGTCAAGCCCATGACGGCATTATGTCAGTCCCAAAAAGCGGAACATGGAATCTAGAAAAAGGCGAGCGTGTACTGCCCAAGCACACCGCTCAAAATCTTGATAACACCCTAAACCGTCTGCAAAATAATGGCGGTGGACAAATCATCAATGTGAATGTAACCGTCAATAGCGATGGTGGCGATGTACAAAGCTCGCACGATTTGGGCAAAAATCTGGGCAATGCGATTAAACTTGCCGTCCAAGCTGAATTGCAAAAAGAAAGACGACAAGGGGGAATGCTCTATGGCAGATAATTTAAAAACCTTTGCTTGGAAAATGAATATGGGAGCAAGTGCCAGCGTTAAACACAGCGTAACCAAAACGCAATTTGGCGATGGTTACGCCCAGCGTGTCAGCTTTGGTATTAACAACAAACGCAAAGACTGGGCGGGGTCAAAAACGGGCGATTATACCAGCGTTATCGTGCCTATCATGAATTTTATTGATGAACACGCAGGAGTAAAACCTTTTCTTTGGACTGACCCACATGGCAACACCAAAAAATACACTTGCCAAGATTATGAGGTATCGCAACGTAAGGGTAATTTTTGGCAAATCTCGCTCAAGTTTGAACAAACTTTTTAAAAAAATCTGGTAAAAAGTAGTCATTATTGTACTGATGATTTTTTACTTTTTACCAAAAAAATTCTTTCATTGTGTCAACGAAACTCAAACTCATTTCGTTAACATGCCGCCGCCCCTTAATTGATGGGGCTTTTCTTTAGGAGCAAAACCATGACCCAAAATCTAACCACCCTAACTCGCCTCGAGGCGACCACGCTGCAATCCTTTATCAGCCAAGTGGACACATGGCAATACACCCACGGCGAAAAAGCCAACACGGTAGAAATCGTGTACTACCCCGAAGATGATGGATTTGAAGTGGGCAATAATGAGCCAAACAACGGCATTTTAAAACGCAACCGCACCACTGCCTTTCGTGCTGAAATCTTGGCATGGGCGACAGGTCAGCTTAAAAATCTGCAAGGCTGGAACAATGACAAAACCGTTACCGCCTTTACCTGTGTGTATAAAAATGGTGAATTTGGCGTGGCGTGTGAAGTGGCAGACAAAGTAAGTCAGTCAGACAGCACATCAGATGATACATCTACCAATGCTGAGCCTAATGACAGCCAAGACAGCACTGATGGGGTGTCATGATGAGTTTTAATAGCGATATTCAAAAACTCTCAGTGGACGGCATGGTAACACTCTTTGAGCTTGACGCAACTAAACTGGGAGCGGGGATTTTACGCTTTCACGGACACAACCACGACAAAAACAATGGCAATATTATTTTTCGTGGCAAAGAATATAGTCCACAAGCCCTAACAGTTACAGGGCTTGAGATGCGGTCAGACGGCAAGGCATCTACGCCCACGCTGACCATTGCCAATAACATCGCAGGGGTGCAGGGTGCGGTGTCGGCGTATTGTTTGCAGTTTAGCGACTTTGCCAATGCCAAATTGACCGTCATTACCACTCTTGCCAAATACTTGGACGCTGTTAATTTTGACGGTGGCAACCCCACCGCTTCCGATGAGTGTAAAGAGCAGATTTGGTTTGTGGAGCAAAAAACGAGCGAAAACGCCCAGCAAGTAACCTTTGAGTTGTCCAATCCGATTGATTTGGAGGGTTTAAAAATCCCTGTGCGTGAGATTAACAATTACTGTTATTTGGCGGTTCAGGGGCTGTATCGAAGTGAGGCGTGTGGCTATACAGGTGCGGCAATGTTTGATGAACATGACAAGCCCACCAACAACCCCGTTATGGATAAATGCGGTGGGCGTATGAAGTCATGTGTGTGCCGATTTGGTAAAAATAAACCCTTACCCTTTGGCGGTTGCCCTGCCAGTAGTTTGATTGGTTAAATCAATTAGGATTAACAAAATGTATAAAATTATTTATAAATGGTTAATTTGTGAACTTATCAAGGCACAAGACGAATTTAACAACCAAAAAGCACAGACATATCAATCCTTAACCCAAAACGCACGCCTTACCAATCATCGTATTAAGTTAGATTAAAGTTGGTTTAAATAAATGAAACTCATCAAATCGTTAAAATCCGACATCATCGCCCACGCCTTTGATTGCTACCCTGCTGAGTGCTGCGGTGTGATTGTGAATAAAAAATACATCCCTTGCACCAACACCGCCCACGATAATGAACAATTTATCCTTTGCCCCAAAGATTTTGCAAAAGCGGAAAGTATAGGCGAAATACAAGCCATCGTCCATAGCCACCCTGACGGCGGGGTGTTACCGTCTGATTTGGATAAATTACAGATTGAACTACATGGCGTGCCGTGGGTCATCGTGGCAGTGTCCAAGCAAGAATACGGTGATGAGCCTACCTTTGGCGTGTATGAGCCGTGCGGATATAGACCGCCAATTTTGGGGCGAAATTATATCCACGGTGTGCAAGATTGTTATGCCGTTGTGCGTGATTTTTATGCTCGTGAGCTTGATATTGAACTGCCAGACTTTGAACGAACAGACGCTTGGTGGGAAGATGAAAGCCATGAACCACTGTACGAAAACAACTTTAAAACAGCAGGCTTTTTTGAAGTAGATAAAGATAACCTACAATATGGCGATATTTTATTATGCCGAGTTGGACGCACCCATCATGTCAATCATGCCTTGATTTGGCTGGGCGATAACGGTGTGCTAAAAAGCGAAACCACACCGCCATGCGTGGGCAATACCCTAATCCTACACCACCCCTACGGACGGCAAAGCGTACGTGAGATTTATGGCAAGGGGTGGGCGGATAGGACGGTGCTGGCGGTGCGTCATTGGTCAATGCAGGAGTAATCATGAAAACCATCATTTTACACGGCATTTTAGCCAAAAAATTCGGCAAATCTTTTAGATTATCCGTAAACAGCACCAAAGAAGCCATGCGTGCCTTGTGTGTGCAGTTGGCTGGGTTTGAAGAGTTTATGATGAACGCCCACAAGCATGGGCTACGCTTTGCTGTTTATCATGATAAGTATAACGTGGGCGAGCGTGAGCTTGACATGAGCCACACCGCCAAAGTGATTCGTATCGTGCCAATTGTGGAAGGCTCAAAAAAGAGCGGACTACTGCAAACTATTTTGGGAGCAGTGATGGTGGTGGCTGGAGTTGTGGTATCTAAAATGAGCTTTGGTTTGGCAGCACCTATTGGAGTGGGTTTGATTGGTGCAGGGATTGGTTTGATAGTTGGTGGTATTTCTCAAATGATGATGCCAAAAATAGACACCCAAGACCAAAACCAAGACGGAAACAAGGCAAATAAAGGCTTTGGTGGTGCAGTAACGACTATTGCTCAAGGTAACCCTGTTCCGATTTTGTATGGCGAGCGAGAAATCGGCGGATTTATTTTGTCAGCAAGTCAGCTAACCGAAGATATGTTGTGATTTTATTGGGGTAAAAAATGAAAAATATTCATGGCGCTAAAAAAGGCGGTGGCAAACAACGACAGCCCGTCATCGCCCCCGACTCGGCTCAATCCAAAACTTACATCAAAATACTCTACGGACTGGGTGAAGGCGAGATTGCAGGGCTTGCCAATGGCTATAAATCGGTGTACTTGGACGATACACCCTTACAAAATGACAATGGCGAGTTTAATTTTCCCAATGTTAAAGTGGATTTTCGCTCAGGCACGAACGACCAAACTTATATTGATGGCTTTGCTGATGTGGCAAGCGAAACAGCGGTTAATATCGAGTTAAAACACGGCACACCGTGGGTCAAATCATTTAACAATCTTGATTTGGATGCGGTGCGTGTGCGTCTAAAATGGGGTGCATTACGCTCACAAAATACCGAAAATGGTGATGTTAATGGCGTAAAAATTGACTATGCCATTGATGTTAAAACCGACAATGGCGGCTGGGTGGAAATGTTAAGCACCGCCATCAATGCCAAGACATCAGACGCTTATGAACGCTCACATCGTATTGATTTGCCAACCGCTACACAAGGCTGGCAGGTACGTGTTAGACGACTGACCCCAAACAGAACGAGCGATTTTGTCAGTGATAAAATGTACATCTCGGCAATCACTGAAGTCATTGACCTAAAATTACGCTATCCAAACACTGCTCTGCTGGGGCTACGTTACGATGCCGAAAGTTTTAGCAATGTCGCCAAAATGTCGGCTCGGTGCAAGGGCTTAATCATTAAAGTACCAAGCAATTATGACCCTGTGGCACGCACTTACACAGGAATGTGGGACGGACAATTTAAGCTGGCATATAGCAATAACCCTGCGTGGGTGTATTACGACCTATGCACCGCCACTCGCTACGGCTTGGGCGGACGGCTTAAAGAATATATGATTGACAAATGGAGCTTGTACCGTCTCGCCCAGTATTGCGACCAGATGGTAGATGACGGTATGGGTGGTACTGAGCCACGCTTTACTGTCAATATCTATATTCAGTCTGCTGAAGGGGCATTTGAAATCTTATCAAAATTGGCTGGCGTATTTCGTGCGATTAGCTACTGGGACGGCACAAGTATTGTCCTAGACGCTGATATACCCCAAGACAGTATGTATTCATTCAGTCGTGCCAATGTCATTGATGGCATGTTTGAGTACACAGGCACACGAGCAAGAGACCGCCACACGGTCGCTAAGGTCGCTTGGGATAATCCTGCCAATCATTTTAAGACCGAATATGAATTTGTCCGCGATGAAAAAGCCATTGCCAAATTCGGCGTGCGTGTTGCTGACATCTCGGCATGGGGCTGTACATCCAAAGGGCAAGCCCAGCGTGCGGGGCTATGGGCGTTAAAGTCTGAACAGCTTGAAACTCGCATGGTAACATTTAAGGTCGGTTTGGACGGCTATATCCCTGCCCCTGCCAAAGTGATTGAGATTAGTGATGAGCTGTTTGCAGGGCGCGCCACGGGCGGACGTGTGCTTGCTATCAATGACAAAAAGACCGTTATTACCCTAGACCGTGCCATCACCGCCAAAGCAGGCGACACACTGGTCATCAATGGCGATGATGGGGTAAGCCAAAGACGACAGATTGAATCTGTGGCTGGCGATAAAGTCACTGTTACTAAGCCGTTTGATAATATTAGTGTAGAAAACGTGTGGGTGCTGAATAGCACCGATTTAGCCACGATGAAATTTAGAGTTTTGTCGGTAACAGCGGACGAAAACCACCAGTTTACCATCACTGCCGTACAATACAACCCTGCCAAATATGATGCTATTGACACAGGAGCATACATTGATGAGCGACCCATCAGCGTCATCAATCCGACGGTGCAAGCTCCAGCCAAGGCGGTCAATTTATCAAGCTATCACACAGTCAATCAAGGTGTAAGCATTACTACCCTTATCATCAGCTGGGAACAAGTGGCTGGTGCGGTCAAATATACGGCTGAATGGCGAAAAGACAATGGCAACTGGCAAACCCTGCCACCAACAGGCACAAACAGCATTGAGATTGCTGGCGTGTACGCTGGGCAATACGAAGCAAGAGTGACTGCCATTAGTGCTTTTGGGCAAGCAAGCCTTGCCATACATTCAGCCTTGACGCAAATCCAAGGCAAAGTCGGCAAGCCTAACCGCCCTGCGTTCATTCGTGCGACAGGCAAGCTGTTTGGTATGGATGTGGCGTGGAGTTTTGCCAATGGTTCAGACGACACCAATTTTACCGAAATCCAAGTCTCGCCAGATGGCAGAAGTAACATCACAAGCCTTGGCACATTTGCCTATCCCACTAGTAAGCACGAAATTACGGGACTGCAAGGCAATTTAACCCAATTTTACCGGGCAAGAATTGTAGATAAATTGGGCAATCAGTCAGACTGGACGGCATGGGTGTCTGGCACAACAGATGCCAGAGCTGACAAAGTGCTTGACATTATATCTGGTCAAATCCGTGATAGTCATCTTGACCAATCTTTACGTACCCCGATAGCTAAAATTGGTGGTATTGAGAGTGGATTAAACGGTATCAAAGGGCAAATTCCAAGTCTGCAAAGTGCCATCAGTGCCATCAATGGACAGCTACCCACGCTAAATACTAAGATTGCCACCACTGAGCGTCATTTACAGACTGCCCAAAGCACTCTACAAACAGCAGTTGCCAACATCACCACCGAGCGTAACCGCATCACATCAGCAATTCGTGATATTACTGCTTTGCAAAATGCAAACAATGCCAAAACCCAAGAAATCGCCAATCTTGTACAAACTATGGGTAATCATACATCATCAATCCGTGAGCTTGGGGTAACGACAGGTGAACTTGCTCAAAAATACAGCCAGCTTAAAACTGTGGCGGATAAAGCGACAAGCGACATTACGGCGATTAGGCAGACACAGGCAGGGCAAGCCACTACTATTGAGCGGATGAACAGTAAATTTGGTTGGCAAACGCTCACTACCGCCACCGACCTAAACACATTGACCGCACAAGGAAATTACTTTATTACAGGGGCAAGAAACAGCCCTGTTAATGCGTGGGTGTATCTGATAGTTGATGTGCCACGCTCTGACCGTATCACACAGACGGCATGGGCGGATAATACCCCCAATACCACCTACCGCCGAACCCGTGCTGGCACAACATGGACGGCATGGGAAAAAATGGCAACAGGGGCGGAATTAAGCACCAAAGCAAGCTCAGCAGATATGCAGACCTTACGTCAAACAGTAGCGGACAGCGACTCAGCTCTTGCTCATCGTATTGACTCGGTGGAAACCGCTTATAGACAGGCGGATACGCAAGCAAATGCAAAAATTGACAGCGAAATCACCGCTCGCACAAGTGCTGACAGTGCTTTAGGGCAGCGCATTGACACTCTGCAATCGGATTACAACGGCAACAAAGCAAATATTGCCAATCAAATCAAAACCTTAAGCGATAAAGATGTGGCAGTAGCAAACCAGATTAGCAATTTAACGGCTAATTTTACCACTGCTAACAATAAAGCGGACGCAGCAAAACGTACGGCTGATGACGCACTAGGCAAAGCCAATACCGCAAACACAGCAATCATAGCAGAACAAAAAGCAAGGGCGGACGGCGATAGCTCATTGGCAAGTCGTATTACTGCGTTGGATGCTGCTTACAAAAAAGCAGACACAGATATGACTGCACGAGTAGCACGAGAAGAAACCGCACGAGCAGACGCTGATAAAGCCAACGCCCAAGCCCTACGCACGCTTGAAAGCACGGTAAATGGCATTGATGGACGAGTTGGCGCATCGGAAAGCAAAATCGCAAGCCTTGAACGCACAACCGCTGATACAAATCAAGCATTGGTAACCGCTCAAAATCAGCTGAATGCAAGATTTGACAATTTAAAACTTGGTGGTAGAAATTTATTACTGCATACAGATAAACTTAATCGGTTATGGCGAGTTGCTAGCTTTAATGGTCAAACTACAATGACAGTCAATAATGGTATAGCGGTTATTGCTGGTAAAAATAATGGCTGGAAACATCTTGGTTATGACATTAATTTAAACAAAGCTCAAGAATTACTACAAACAGATAACAATTTTACTTTATCTGTGCATATTCGCCGTGTATCAGGTGCTAATAATCCAATCAATTTAGCTTTGCGTAAAGGTATTACTAATGGATTTATAGACCATTTAGTTGGTGATAATGTAACACCTACAAATAATTGGGTGCGTTATGTTGTCAAAGGTACAATCGCCGCAGATGATTTGAAGTACCTTTTTGTAAGATTTGAATGGTACGATAATAGCGTATATGAGTTTAAACAACCTAAATTAGAGTTTGGTTTACATGTTACAGACTGGACACCAGCACCAGAGGATGTTAATGTTGATTTAACGCCTTATGCCACCAATGCGAGTTTGAACGAATTTAAACAGGCGCAAGCCACCAAAGACACCGCCACTACACAAAAGCTATCACAGCTTGAAAGCGGTATGGGCACGAAAGCAAACGCCACGGCCTTGAACAATTACTACACCAAAGCCCAAACCGATCAAGCCATCGGTGGGCGTGTAGAGCGATTTGAAGCAAGCCTTAAACGCCAAGAGATCAATGCTGTTACCGACCTAAACACGCTAACTACACAAGGGCAGTATTTCATCAAGGCTGGTAATAACCCTAACGCTCCTGCGACTAATTGGCTGTTTGTGGATGTGGAAACATCTAACGACCAATGGATTATTATGCAGACTGTCAGACAAGACAACAACGCAAAAAATCAATGGGTACGCCAACGCCATAACGGTAACTGGTCAGCGTGGGAAAAGGTGGCGACAGGTAGTGAGCTGAATGACAAAGCCAGTGCAGCGGCATTGAATGAGCTTAACACTCGTGTCACACAGGTGAACGGCAAAATCACCGCAGAAGCCAATAAAGTCAGTCAGTTGCAAACCACCCTAAACGGACAAACTACAAGCATTCGCAATGTGGAGCAGTCGGTTAATGGTGTAAAAGCCATCAAAGCGGTAACCGTGGACAATAATGGCTTTATCAGTGGTTATGGCTTGATGAGTGAGCTACAAAATGGGCGTGTTACGAGTCGCTTTGGCGTCAATGCTGACCAAATCTACTTTGGAGCGACGACAAGTGCCAAAAAGCCGTTTGTATTCACTACTCGCACCACGACCATTGATGGCGTAAGCTATCCAGCGGGAGCGTGGCTAAACAGCGCTAGTATTGCCAATGCCAGTATTAAGCTGGCTCATATTGACAAGGCAAGTATTGGTAACTTATCAGCCCTGTCTGCCAACATTGGACACTTCAAGTCAGCAGAGCGTGGAGCAAGACTTGAGATTAAAGATACAGTATTACTAGTTTATGACGCCAATAATACACTACGTGTGCGTTTAGGTTTATGGTGAGGAGAGTAATAAATGTCTGTTGGGTTAGAAGTATTTGACGATAAAGGTAACCAAATCTTAGGTATGAATGAGTCTGTATTAAGAATTACTAAAACTTTTACAAATAAAAAAGATTTAATACAGTTTTTAACTGATAATCCAGAAAAGGCTAGATATTTATTAATATCGTCTTATGTGGATTTAGATAAAGACCGTAATACTTATATATATACCCATAACGCGTTATTGCAACAATTTTTAAGGTTTTCAGACTCTGCTGTATTAGTAGAATTTAACAACCCATTAACAAGGTAATTAGATATGTTTGAAATACAAGGTAAGTATGGTTTTATCATTGATGAGAATGCTTTTAATGTTGGTTTAGTACATACCCATATTCTTAAACCACCTGATAGAACTTCAAGATTAGATGATTTTACATTCCAATCTGAAATATCATTTGGTTCTGATAATAGATTTGGTTTTGTTTGGGATATACCTATACCTGACTTTGTTAAATACCCTATTGTAGGTATTAGTTTTAAATATGGTGTTGGTTATGCACAGTTATCATTTAAACAAGGTAATAAACGTATTGCAAGAGTGTTTATTGCAATCCATAAAGAACTATTTTTAAAGTACTACCCACAATACAATCGTAATAAAACCAATGCAGATTTATTATTTGATGTATGTACTAAAGAACCGTTTAAAGTATTATTTTTTGACACTAATCCGCCAAGTAGACAAACTGGACTAGGATTAGAAATCTTTAATAAAGATGGAGAGTTAATATATGATTCAGATTTACCAACATTAACATTTCCAAAAGATATGTTCGAAAATGCCGATAACTATCGTACTATTATTATTTGTAAAATCTTTTTTCCTTTTGGGTATTATGCGGATATGGGAAATCCTGATATACCTGTATTTATGTTACAGGATAAAAAAAGAAATCCATCACTCTTTATGTTTGATAAAAAAGGTGGATTAGGAGAAGCAATTAGAGTGTTAGATGGAATTGATAAAAAGTATATTAGTCATTTACCTGAATTTATCACAAGATATTCAACACATAATGAAGAATTTTATGGATTTAATTGTTGTATGTTAGCTACTTATTAATATCAATATATAACTTAAAATCCTTACCACTTGGTGAGGATTTTTTATTTTTTGGAGAAAGAATGAACGAATCAGAACTTTTAAAACTCATCGTTGTACTGCCCTGGGTGCTGTTTTTATCACTCATTGGCGGTTTAGCGGCATTTATTACGCGTCTTAACAATGCAACCACGCCAAAACCTTTAGGCAAAATCTTTTTAAGCCTGCTAGGCGAGCTGGTGTTGTCTTTATTTGCTGGACTCATTACTTTTTTAATTTGTCGGCATTGGCAGACAGAGGAAGTGCTAACCGCCGTATGGGTTGCACTTAGCGGGCATATGGGCGGTAATGCTGTGGACAAGATGATTAAATTTGCAAATAACAAAATCGATAAATTTACTGGAGGTCAAAAATGACGATTGAACTAAACTGGCTAAAAATTGCCCGTGAATACATTGGGCAAAAAGAAATTAACGGCACAAAGCATAATCCAATCATTGTGCAGTTGTGGAAGCTTGCTTTTGAAGCGACTAAACAACCAATGCCTGCCGTGTTTACAAATGATGAAACGCCATGGTGCGGTGGTTTTGTTGGTGGTGTGCTGGCGAAATCTGGACTGGGTCAGCATATCCCGAAAAGTTTTGCCATGGCACGCGCTTGGGTAAATGCTGGTACAAAGTTAAATAATCCTGCATATGGGTGCGTGGTCGTCTTTTGGCGTGGCAGTCCAAAAAGCGCTAGTGGTCATGTTGGCTTTGTGGTCGGCAAAGACAAATTTGGTAATCTAATGATATTGGGCGGCAACCAAGGCGATGCGGTCAATATCAAGCCATTTAGCAAAAGCCGTGTTTTGGCTTATCGCTGGTGCGGTACGCAAAATTTGCCTGCAGCTGAACGTTACAATTTGCCTGTTTTAACAAGTGATGGGCGTGTGAGTGGGAATGAGAGCTAACAAAGCCAGACCAAACGGTGGATGTCGGCAGTATTCTTTAAGGCAGATTGTGTCCTACAATATACTGTTTTAAGATTTTCTCATCAAAATTTGGATAAACTTTTGTCAAATCCACACCTGCTTCACATAAAATAAACTGCTCAATAATCGTGTGCCAATGTCTTAATAAATCGATAGGACGGTCTTTATAGTGCTTTTCATCTGTGGCGGATGGGCGATGTCCCATGATTTGTTTAACAATGCCGTATGGTACAGAAACCCATTCTGACAGATTGCTAAATGATTTTCGCATGGCTTTAGGTGGCAGACTTGGCAATCCTGCTTGCCTCACAGCATTGCGATATGCTTTACCAATCTCGGTATGCGTGGCGGATTTATCAGTCATAAAGATATAATCGCCACGTCTTGGCAGTTGTTTTAGCAAAAATTCGGTGTAAGACGTGAGCGGGATTATCCGCTCCCATTGGTCCACCTTGTCAATAATAGTGATTGTTTTCCATTTAAGATCAACATTTTGCCACGTTAAAGATAGCATTTCGTTAGGTCGTGAGCCGTTAAGCAACATACAGATTAAGGCGGTTGCGTGAACATTGTCTATTTGCTTAATCGCTTCAAACCAAATGGGGAGCTGAGAGCGTTGCAAACTTTGCTTGTGCCTACCTGTTTTTGCTACAGTGCTTGATACGATTTTGGCAGTGGCGGATTTATCTGGGATAATCCCTGTATAGACTTGTCGTTCATTTGCCCAGTTACAAAAGGCTCTATAAATACGGTATGCCATCGCCATGCGTGTTTTGCGTGTTCTGTTTTCGTGGACTATCCACTGTTCCACGAATTCGGGTGTAAGCTCAGCCAGCGGTGTATGCCAAATGTACGCTAAACACCCATTGTTATAGGGTCTATCAGACAAATAAGGCTTAGCACTGTCTATGTGGTCTTTAATGTAGTTTTTCGACCAGCCGCCCTTTTTTGTGTTAAAATAATCAATAAAGGCTTGCCCAAATGTAATGCTGCGGCGGATTTTTACTTGTTTATATTCCTCATTTTTGGCAATTTGCTCCTCTTTTTGACGATTTGGGTCAATCCCTGAAATCATTTGTTTACTGATCTCACTTGCTTTGTTAATAGCATCTTGATAGCTCATTAAAGGATATTTGCCAAGAGTGATGCGTTTTTGTTTTCCGCCAATACGC